TTTAAGTTCTTACGGGAACTTGAACATGGTCCTAACAAATTAACCTTTATAGAATTTTGCCGTGTGCGAACCAACAACAATAGCCGCCGGGTTCTCAGCAATGGGACAAGTGGCGGAACACAACGCTCAAAACCAAGCAATAGCAGGGAGAAACAGAGCTAAACTCCGTAACTTTGAAGAACAAAACAGATTGTATGATCGAGAAGTAATGCTTGATCGTGCTCAATATAGGAATGATATCCAACTTGAAGACATCAAACAAGATGATGTTTATCGAGCTATGGTAAATCAATGGACAGAAGAAGATCAAAAATTAAATAGATTATTTGCAGAGTCTGATCAAAAAATAGAAAAAGCAATAATAGAAATGTATGAGAATGAGTATGCAGGTACACAAACAGGTGCAACTGCCGCTCGATTAGCAGGTAAAAGTGCTAAGAAATTAGGACAACAAAAATCTGAAATACTACATAATCTTATGTTGTCTAAAGAAGAAACTGCGGTTAAAAAAGATATTCAATATGAAGAGGGTAAAGATAAATCTAGAGACTTATATGAACAGATTAGATTTGCACCTATACATGGACCTACGCCGATGGCTCCAGAACTGGAACCGAAAAAATCGTCAGCTAGTTTAATACTAGGATTAGGTTCGACTATTGCAGGAGCTTTTGAATAATGAGTAGTTCATACGATAGAAACATTGAACGCATGAGGTCTCGTGAAAGAGCCAACGTTCAACAAGCCAACGCTCAACGTACAGCTATGGCTAATATTATGGGTCAACGTGCTATTAACGAAGCTGAAGATTTTTCTAGATCATTAAGTAGTTTTTCTAAAACATTACAAAATATAAGACAAAAACAAAAAGACGAGGCACATGCACGTGGTGCAATGATGGCTCAGGAACAAGCTGAAATTAATGCAGAAAGATTAGTAGAATTACAGGATCAGTTAGGTACGTTAACTGAAGAAGATACTAGATACCATGAGATAAAAGCAGAAATGTTAAAAATCTCAGGTCCAGATATTTATCCTGAGGCTGATCGTCTTACCAAGATGTCTAATTGGGAACAAGCTGGTTATATGAAAGAAAAGCTGACTGCTTTTAACGATACATTTGCTGACAAACTAGATCATGCTATGATGACTAGCGAAAAAGCAATGCAAATTGAAAATATAACTTTTACTCCTAAAGAATTACACGATAATAATATACACGGCATGCCTTTTAAAGAAGCAGCTGTGCAAATTATAGCTAAAGATATAAGACGAAACGCAGGTTTACATAAATTTTCTCCAGAATTATTAGAATTAGCTGGTACTAACAAAGCTATAGAAGATGCAAAAGATCAGGCTATTGCTAGGTATAGAGAAAGATTTAACATTGAATCTTCTTCTCAAACTAGAAGTAAAGCTGAAATGACTTGGAAATCTAGTCAAAAAACTGGTGATGATATTTATCATTATCTTGTTAAGACTGGTGCTACTATGGATGGTAATAATAACTTAGTAGGAAATGCTGGTGCGTGGAAAGCATTAGAAAGTATGATAGTTACAGAAGGTATAAACTTAAATGATTCTAGCTATGCTTTTAAAATATTAAACCAACCTATGCCTGATAGGTTAGCTAAAAAACTAGGTGCTAAACCCGGTACAACTTACGCTCAACATTGGCCCGGAAAATCTGGAGATTTACAGCAACAGATTAAAGATGGTTATACTAAAAAAATTGATAATGATTTAAAAAATTTAGAAGCCGCAGGTAAAGGTTTAGAAGTTGAGTTTATTGAAAAAGCTAGAACACAACCATTATCTACAGACGAAGTAAACGAATATAAAAGAGGATTTGGTGAATTAGGTTTAACTATACCATCTAGTGTAACTAACTATGAAACTCTTACTATGAGAGATCAGAGAGAGGATAAGCAAGAAATAGAAGCATTGATTGCAAGTCAAAATGGATTTATAACTAATCAACAGTTAGATCAATTTCATCCTCAGGCAGCTGTAGAGTATAGAGAAAAAGCAAGTAAATTAGAAAAAGCAAGCATTGAACAGTTTGGTGGTGAGAAACAAATATCAGCAGCTCTTAATCAAGTATTTGATGGTATGGGTCTTAAAGGTAATGAAAAGACTCTTCAATACGAAGTAGCTTTAGCTAACGCTACAGCAGATTATAATAATAAATTTAATCAGTATGTAGCTATGGGTTATTCGGAACGGGAAGCTAGTTATTATGCATTAAATGCTGAGTCTGTAAAAAATAAACAAACAGGTGAACTTATTCCAAACTCTGAAGGTGTAGTATATCACATCAGAAAAATGGATCAAGATAATAGAAAACCTGAATATATTGCACCAGACTTTATTATAAAAGGTGAGCAAAACCAAGGTAAAATTAGGGTAGCAGAAATTGCTAAAGGTAAAAAACAATTAATAA